AAATGCTTCACCACGTGGATCTTAGATTAATTGAAGCGTATTGTAATGCGATAGCTTTACATATTGAAACTGAAATTTTGTTAAGAGAAAATGGTAGGGTACAAGTTTTTAAAAATGAAGATGGATCTATAAAATATGCACAATCAGTTCCATATCAAAAGATAGCTAATGACGCGTTGGACAAAGCGCTAAAAATTGCAACACAGTTTGGTTTTACACCTAGCGCCAGAACGAATATACAACAGCCAACTTATATACAACAAAATAATGAATACAATTTTTTTGATTAATGTCTGAATATTATTATGATAAAAAAGAAGCTAAACGTGCAGTTGCTTTCATAGAAACTATGATTAGGCATTGTAAAGGAGATTTGGCTGGTAAATTGTTAAAATTAGAAGAATGGCAAAAAACAGATATAATAGAGCCATTGTTTGGCTGGAAAAACAAAGAAACTAATCTTAGAAAATATCGCACGTGTTATGTAGAAATACCAAGAAAAAATGGAAAATCAACGTTAGGAGCTAGTATAGGACTGTATATGTTGTTTGCCGATAATGAAAGGGGCGCTGAAGTTTTTAGTTGTGCAGGTGACAGAAGCCAAGCAAGTATTATTTTTAATTTGGCTAAGTCAATGATCGAAATGTCTCCAGAATTATTAACCAGATCTAAGTTGTATAGAAGTTCTATCGAGTTTCCCGCTAAAGGCAATATTTATAAAGTGCTAAGTTCAGACGCTAAACTTCAACATGGACATAATGCTCACGCTGTTTTATTTGACGAATTACACACGCAACCGAATGATGAATTATGGAATACAATGATAACATCAACTGGAGCAAGATCGCAACCATTAATTATGGCTATTACAACTGCAGGCGCTTCAAAAACAGATAACAATATATGCTGGCAGGTACACGATTATGCACAAAAAGTCAAAGATGGTATAATAGAAGATGATTCATTTTTACCTGTAATATATAGTGCTGATGAAGATGACGACATAGAAGATGAAAAAACTTGGATAAAAGCCAACCCTAATTATGGCATAAGCATTAAAAAAGATTATTTTGAAAAAGAATCAGCTAAAGCAATGCAGATGCCAAGTTATGAAAACAGTTTTAAAAGGTTACACCTAAACATATGGACAACAAATGTAACCAAGTGGATATCAGATCATCAATGGATGGAGAATTATGAGGATTTTGATATTAAACAACTGGAAGGCAAAGAATGTTATGCTGGTTTAGATTTAGCTTCTGTTAGAGACATGAGTGCTCTTGTTCTGTTGTTTCCTATGGATGATGAAAAATACGTTGTTTTGCCATTTTTTTGGTGTCCATGGGAATCAATTTACAATCGAACAATGAAAGACAAGTTAAATTATAATCAATGGGTTAATGAAGGACATCTAATAGCAACAGAAGGTGACGTACAAGACTATGAATACATCAGGCAAACTATTAACGAATTACATCAAAAATACAATATAAAATCAATTGGATACGACAGATGGAATAGTAGCAGTTTAGTTATTAATTTATTAGGCGATGGATTAACCATGTCTCCATTTGGACAGGGCTGGGCAAGTATGAGCGCACCAACAAAAGAATTAGAGAAATTAGTTTTAAAAAAACAAATTAACCATTTAAACAATCCAATAATGCGATGGATGATGTCTAATGTAGCTTTGCGTACTGATCCTGCTGAAAATATCAAAGTGGATAAAGCTAAGAGTAGCGAAAAGGTGGATGGGATAGTTAGTTTAGTTATGGCTATAGGTGAAAAATTAACAGACGAAAGCCCAGGACAAAGCATTTACAACGAAAGAGGTTTATTGATATTATGAAAATTCCATTTGAAATATTATCTATGTTGTCTTTTAAAGGATTTATGCAAAGATATTATTACTATTGTAAAATTGAAAAAACATACAAAGACGCATACGAAAAAACTGAAAAAGAATATGAAAAAATATTCAAAAAACGCAGATATAGTTCGTATGATAGTTTTAGAGTAGTTTTAAACAGAAAAATGAAACAAAGTTCCACTAAAATACATAAATGATTCACTATTATTGTACCCAAATCTGCGAACACATATGAGTTTATTATCTAGACTATTCGGAAAATCTGAAAAAAGATCGAATTATATAGATCCATCTAATTTTTCTATGGCTGGAGTTGGATCTGGAATAACTATTACAGAAGATACAGCATTAAATTTTAATGCAGTATGGAGCGCTATACGAATTTTATCTGAATCTGTATCACAATTACCAGTACAACTAGTAGAGAGAAAAGAAAATGGAGATAAAATAAATAAATCAGATCATTATCTATATAATATTGTATCTGTTATGCCTAACGAATACATGACAAGATATGTATTTTTTAATAAAGTTATGGTAGATCTGTGTTCGTATGGTAACAGCTATATTTTTATTCAAAGAAATCAGAACGCTAGAGTTGAAAAATTAACACCACTTGATGCTTCGAAAATAGTTTTAAAAGAATATGATGATAAATACTTTTATGAAGATCAAAAAACAAAAGAAATATATGATATTGAAGATCTATTACACTTTAAAATACTTTCTAAAGATGGCATGGTTGGTATGTCTCCTATCGATACTTGTGCTAACTCTATTGGTTATGGATTAGCTTTAGAAGAATATGGTAACAGCTATTTTAGAAATGGAGCAAAAGTTTCTGGAGTTCTACAAACTGATCGCAGTCTGACGACAGAAGCCGTAGAACGTCTAAGAAATAGTTTTGATATGAATTACAGTCGTGTTCATCAAGCTAATAAAACTTTAATATTAGAAGAGGGTTTAAAATTTAATCAAATAAGTTTGTCAAACGAAGCAAGTCAATTTTTAGCTAGTCGTAGATTTAGTATTGAAGAAATAGCAAGGATTTTTTCTATACCACCACATTTGTTGCGTGATATGTCTAAATCGAGTTTTAATAACATACAAGAGCAATCCAGAGAATTTGTACAATACAGTTTGATGCCATATATGGTAATGATTGAACAAGAATTAAACTGCAAACTATTTAAAAAATCTGAAAAAAATAAATTACAATTTGAATTTAATGCAAATGCATTGTTAAGAGGTAATCCAAAAGACAGGGCAGAATATTATAGAACAATGATTAATATTGGCGCTATGACTATTAACGAAGTTAGACAAAAAGAAAATATGAATGTCAAGCCAGAGGGTGATAATTTATTTATGCAACTTAATATGACAACAGTTAAGGGTATAGTAAATTTAGATGATACAGAAGAAGAAGAAACTGAGGGCAGAGCATTAGTTGATGTAGACCTTACTCCAACAGATGGAATGATTGAAGAAGCAAAAAAAGCTTTAGAATGGAGAAAAGAATATGGTAGAGGTGGGACAGCGGTAGGTGTTAGATCGGCAAGAATGATAATCAGCAATTCATTAACAGTTCCAAGAATTAAAAAAATGTTTGCTTATTTTAAAAGACATGAAGTAGATAAAAAAGCTGAAGGATTTAGTTATGGTGAAGATGGTTTTCCAAGCGCAGGCAGAATAGCTTGGGGATTATGGGGTGGCGATGCTGGCGCAAAATGGAGTGAAAGAAAACGAAACGAAATAGAAAGAGAAGAACAAAGACAAGTATCAGCTAAAATGAAAAAAGCTTTACAAAAAAAAGTTGAAGATCATAATGAGGATGTTAAGGATCTAAAAAAAGATTGGAATCCAAAAGTGACTTTAGCTAAATTGATTAAAGTGTTTGACAGAGGCGTAGGTGCTTATCACACAAATCCAGGATCGGTTAGACCATCAGTAAAATCACCAGAACAATGGGCATTAGCTAGAGTTAATTCATTTAACTACGCGATGAAAAATGGTAAATTTAGAGGCGGCAAACATGATACAGATTTATTGCCTACAAAACACCCAGTGAGAATTAAGATGAAAGAAGACAAAAAATAAATAAAATAAAAAAAATGGAAAAAAGACACATAAAAAAAGTTATAGAAGATGATAACAACGTCCACATTGTCTTTGGAAAGTCTGAAGATTGGGAAGGCATAATGATGGATGGTGAAAAAAGAGATTATCATGAAGAAGAAAAAATGGGAGATCACGATGAAGAAAAAATGCATCATGAAGATAGAGACGCTCACTATAAAGCATTAATAAAAAAAATATTAGATATGCTTGAAGAGAATGGTAATAACATGGATGATGAGGATCGTGACGAGCATTATGAAGAAAAATTAAAAGAAATTGAAGAAGCTTTAAGAATTATGCACGATGAAGAAAAAGATATGCACGAAGATGAAGAAAAAGGCATGCATGATGAAGAGGAAAAAGATATGCACGAAGAAAAAAGTTTCAGAAATAATACTGTAAAAACTGAGAAAAGATATTACAATATGGAAACTCGAGTGCAAAAAAGAGGCAATAAAAATATTGTAGTAGGACATGCTGCTGTATATGGAAAGCTTAGTGAAGATCTTGGTGGATTTAGAGAAATGATTAGACCAGGCGCATTTGATTCAGTATTAAATAATGATGTTAGAGTATTTTTTAATCACGATCCTAACTATATATTAGGCAGAACTAAAGCTGGAACTGCTAAAATTTCAAGCGACAAAACAGGACTAAAATATGAATTTGAAGTTCCAGACACTTCTGCTGGTCGTGATTTGCTAGTTAGTTTAGAGCGTGGTGATATTAGCCAATCATCATTTGCCTTTAGCGTAGAAAAAGATAGTTGGGCTGATAGAGA